AAATTTTTGGCAACTTATGGTTCGGCGAGTAATGTTTTGTTTATAAAAACAGACAAGAAAACATCACGCATTTATTCATTGCCTATAACAGAATTTTTGCCGGATACTCAAGATAATGCTAATTGGACCAGAACAGACGGGCAGTTTTCTCCGGCGTTGTATGACGAAACGGGTGAACTAAATAATCCTTGCGATCTAATCGTGGATTCCAGCATACTGGAAGACACTAGGGTTCCAAAATTATTCTTCAAGCTGTACTACCGAGAGATTGATGCTGCAAATGAAGATTGGCGTCCTGTTTTTGATAAGCCGTTTTGTTTAGTCAACCCAAACCCTGCAACAGTTTTTGCTGATCTACGCATTCGCCATCCATCTTCAGAAGCATATGAATACAAATTCAAGCCAATGATCCCCGTGCAGAGCGAAGATGTTCTGCAGTATCGCTATCGCAAGTGGAAACTTGGAATTAAGTCAAACAGTAATAATACATCGCAAAAAGTCCCGGTTTTATATCCCAGCACGAATAACGAATTCGTTTTGGATGGAAACGACGGCTTCAAATTGATCTATTCTGGTTTTTACGAGCAAGTGACCAGTGAGGTTAAGCTCGACGATCAAACTACAGATTTTGGGATCAACATTTCGTATGTGAACGAAGGGATTGAGGATCAGGTCGATTATCCATTCATGTCCTTGGGAGTTTTAACGTTACGCGCTGGCAAGGGCGTGTCGAGCCTTGGTCAATTCAGTTCGTATTACGAAAACGGCGCTTTAATTGAAAAGACTGATTTAACGAGTGGTTCTTCAAACTACTTCCCGGACCTTTGCTATCACCTGCTTACTTATTATCCAAGCACCAAGCTTATTTCAAATAATAATTCTGCAGGCCCAGTGAAGCGAAGTCAGATCGACACTGCTTCATTCGCAAACGCAATCAAATTTACCAGCAAGCACAAGCTTTATTTTGACGGAGTTATTTATGATTTCAGCGGAATTCATGAGTTCATCAGCGAGCATGCAAAGTTTTTCTGCTTGCGTTTCGGCATTCGGAATGGCCTTTACTGTTTGTTCCCTGCGGTTTTAGATTCTGTGACCAATGTGGATACAGCAGCTCCAGGGCAAGTTATTACTGGTGATTTTATAGATGCCGAGTCGTTTGCTATCGAATATGCATCACTAACGGAAAGAGATGACGCCTCGGTCACTGTGATTTGGCGAAGACAGGATAAATTTATGCCGGGGGTGAATGAAACGGTAACTGTCGCCCCTCCGGGGTATGAGGGCTCTAACAGGCTTACTTACGATCTTTCCGGATTCTGCACGTCAGAAACTCATGCAGAAGCAGCAGCGCGTTTCATGCTTGCAATGAGGCTTAAGCAAGATCGCGTCGCCACCTTCACTTGCTCAAAGAGCAGTGTTGATCTGCAGCCTGGCCGTCTGTTCAAGTTTGATTTCTCAGTTTCAACTAGCAGTGGCAAGACTTATACAAATCAAGATCAGTACCAAGTAACGAACATCACTTATCGTGAGGATGGGTTACTTGATATTCGTGCGGTCTACATGCCTGCCGGTATTGAAAACGCCGTCTTCCGTCGCGCTACTTATCCAAGGGTGCCATGACTTATCCAACGCTAGAGCCAACCAGTCGCACATTGACACTAGGTCAAGCAGGCCAAAGCGCGTTTACTGCGGCAAGTGGCGTAGAGACTCGCGTTCTGTTTGGCTCCTTAGTAATTGGACAGCAACTAGAGCTGACCTATGCAAACATCACCGAAGCTGAAGCGAGGTTATTTGACAATCATCATGTGAGCGTAAGGGGAACGTTCGGGTCATTTCCCCTGCCGAGCCAAACCTTTGCTGGTATGTCAGCCGCTTTCGGTGTTTACGTCAACAAATGGCGTTACGCAGAATCGCCAACAATCGAATCAGTCAAGAATGGAATTCACACTGTTAGCGTGAGCTTAATAGCTGTCACCAGCTAACCTGTTGACATGGCACAGTATTTCACTGGTACTAACGGCGCTTTTTTGGTCGATGGCACGCAAACTGCCAAGATCTCAAATTGGAGCCTAAGCGCAAGCGTTTCAACTCTTGAAACCACAACCCTTGGCGACTTTGCCCGCGAATATATTGCCGGGATTCAGTCCTTTAGGGGAAGCGCCACGCTCTTTTATTATCTTGACGCAAACGGAAATTTAGACGGCAAAGATCTTATTGAAGAGGTTATTCGCACAACAGCGCCGGACTCAAGCCCGCAGCATAGTGTCACTCTTCGCGTACAAGAAACGCCAGCGCGTCAAGTCAAACTAAAAATCATCGTGACATCAGCGCAAGTCACAATGGCGGTTGGTGAGATCTGCACAGTGGCGATTGAATTCACAGGTTGCGAGCCACTGCAAGATGCATCGCTTGGATCGTAATGGCTATCTATCTTGGCAATGATGGCTTTGTAGAGCTGAGCCGCAGCAGCGCAGGGCAAAGCTTCATCACAGAAGTTGACCCGGCGGATGTCAATACGCTTGCCGACCGCCTGAATTTTGATTTCGGCAACAGCGAGTTCATGACTGGCGATCTGATTGAGTTCACCCGTCTTGATGCAAATGGCAATGTCAGCAGCAGCAATTTAGATTTTGTCGATCCTGCTGATTTTCCTGGCGGCTCTGCATCAAATCAGGCGCAATGGTATGTCAATGTTGACGCGCAAAATGGCGTGCGTCTGTATAGCACTGCAGCGCTAGCAATAGAAAACAAACTAAGCAATGCAGCGCAGCTACAAACCCCTGGTTCAACCTATAAAGTACGGATTGAGTTAAAAAATAATGAATACAAGTGCTTTGGGCAGCTGCAATCCTATGAACTAAATACTGATCGTGAAGTTGTAGATGTCACGGTGCTTGGTGAGCATGCACGCAAAAGCATTAGCAGCTTGATTAGTGGTTCTGGCTCCATGACAGCTTTTTGGGATTATGAATTAGTCACCAATTCAATCGGCACCAGCACTGAAGTTGAAGTTAGCAATTACTATCATCAGCTAATTTTGCGTCAGCAGCAAGGATCCAAATTTAAGGGCAAATTCATGCTGAAAAGGCCCGAAGTAGGCAAAACAGCAAATGCTGTTTATTACGAAACAGAAGCCATTGTGACAGGCGTTGCTGTTACGTTTGATCCTGGCGATGCAGTAAGAAGTCAAATTCAGTTCATCACTACAGGCGAAATCAAACTGATTATTGGCAAGCCGACTGCATTGCTGAATCAACTGATCAATCAAACTGGCGGTGCATATAACCTTCAAAATAGTGCTGGTAGACTTGGCTTATCGAATCCGTAAGCCTTATCGGGGTGTCTTCTGAGCATGGCTGATTACAAAGTCACAGATCTAAACGAGATCCTTGCTACTTCTGTCGCCGCCGATGATGTTGCCCTGCTGGTTGACATCTCAGGATCAGAAGACAAAAAGATCAAGGTTGAAGAATTAGCAAAAGCTGCAGCCACGCATTTCACGGCTGGATCGATCAACGGCGACAAGCTGACTAGCAACAGCGTCACAGCAACGCAAATTGCTAGCGCGACGATTACTGCGACAGAGCTTGCGACTGATTCTGTTGCGCGTGCTGAGGTTACAGCTGGTGAGATCAGCGGCGCTGCAACAGCTCGCGGCAAAGTTCATATTGAAGCCGGTTCGATCAATGCAACAGACATTGCAGCCGGCTCAATCACCAACACTGAGCTAAGCGGTGGAACGTTGGTGCCAACTGGCGGCATCACTGATTCCGAAGTAAGCACTACAGCCGCGATTCAAGTCTCAAAATTTGAGGCAGTATCGCCAAACTTTTTACTGGCAGGGCCATCTACTGGCGCAACACCTAGTGCGCCTACGGCTCGTGCGTTGGTTTCAGCTGATCTTCCTGCTGCGACAACAACAGACTTAGGCGCTGTTTCCGTTCCATCAGGCAACGGTTTATCGCTTGCCGCTGGTGTTCTCACTCACACTGACACAGTCACTGCAGCAAATTTAGGTTGGATTGAATTCAGCGGTACTGGTCACATTCTTAGCGCCAGGGCGCTTACGGCGAGTGATTTGCCGGTGGCATCAACATCTGCACTAGGTGTTGTCAGTGCCAGCACTGGACTTTCAATTACTGCTGGTGGTGCGCTGTCTTTGAATACAGCGAGTTCTACTTCGATTGGCGGCCTTGCAATCGGCAGTGAGTTTGGATTAGGTGTTGGTTCGACGCTTGAGCTTGCGACAAGTGGTGTTACTGCCGGCAGCTATCCAAAGGTCACTGTTACTGACAAAGGTGTTGTCACGGCTGGTGATGTCCTTGCTGATTCGGACATTCCGAACCACAGCGCAGCACTGCTGACTTCTGGAACGTTAGATATTGCGCGGATCGGTGCAAACACGATCACTGGTGCAAAGATGGCGAATTCTTCGACTTGCGTCATTGCCGCCACCACGCCAGCCAGTGGAGATTTCCAAGGGCAGTTTTTCCTGAATAGCAGCTCTAACACTTTGAGTGTTTGGAACGGATCTGCGTTTGTTGGCGTCAGTGCTCAGGCAACTATTGACGATGGAACGTACTAGACGTCTTTGCTAGGCTTGTTTTGTAAGTTCCGGCCCTAGGGCGTTAAGGAATGGCAATTCAGAATTTACGCAGCTCAGTTGCGAATAAACGGCCTGTTGCTGGCTCAATGTCAGACGGGCAAATTGCCCTTAACACCAACGCATCTAGCGCTGGACTGTTCTTCAAGGATGCAAGCGGCAATCTGATCAAAGCTGGTCCTGTTTCTGTTGGAACGTCTGCACCAAACAGCTCACCAGCTGGTTCAAGTGGAAACAGCGTTGGCGAGATTTGGCTTGACACAAGTGGTGGTGGATATGTCATCAAGATCTGGGATGGAAGCGCATG